GGGGGTACTGGGAAGCTGGGCAGGGAATTACGGACACACAGTCGCTAAACAATGCGTCAGGAAAAAAATTTTTGTAAATTTGGTGAGAAAGGACAACAAATGGCAGGAAGAAAAAAACATCGCACCCTATTGGCTCTTATCGATGAAACCGGCGGCGTCGAAAAAATTTTTGAGGAAATTTCAAACGGGCGCACAATTGCCTCGATTGCGAGAGAGTTCCAGGTGTCGCGCAACATGCTCTCTGCCATCCTCAATAAGCCAGAAAACCGCACCCAGCTGCGCGAAGCGCAGAGGCTAGGCGCGGAGCAGCTTGCAGACGCTGCTCTGGAAATTGCTGACAACGTCCCAGAGGAGACAGCGGCCATCTCCAAGGCGCGGGAGCGGATTGCTGTTCGCAAGTGGATTGCCTCTGCGATGGACCCTGACCGGTGGAACACGACCAGGGCAAATCAGCAAGTCCAGGTCAACATACATGCTCAGCACTTGGATGCGTTGCGCAAGGTACAGGCAGAGGTGATTGAGCATGAAGGCGATTGAGGTTTTGAATTATTTGGCCTGGGCTGATGATTTTGTGATGATAGTTCGAAAGAATGATCGTCTGGTGACGGTGAGCGATACGGATGAGCGCGGCATGCATGAGTTGATTATGCTGGCGGCTGAGTGTTTGGTTGATGATTTTGAGGATGTTCGGCGCGCGATGTTGGAGCGGCGCGAGGAGACGCTGCACTGATGGCCGGCAATGCGTTTGAGGATTTTGTAAGGCGTTATCGCAAGCGGCCTGTCTTATTCGTTCAAGAGGTTTTGAACTGCGAGCCTGATCCCTGGCAGAAGGAATTGATGGAAGCGATTGCCAGTGGCGAGCGCCGGTGTTCGGTGGCGTCTGGTCACGGCGTTGGAAAGTCTACTGGCACGTCCTGGCTGATGTTGTGGTTTTTGCTGACGAGATTTCCGGTGAAGGTTGTGGTGACGGCTCCTACGTCTAGCCAGCTGTTTGATGCGCTGTTTGCGGAATTGAAGCGGTGGGTGCGTGAGATGCCGGAGCCGTTGCAGAAGTTGCTGAACGTGAAGTCGGATCGGGTTGAGTTGATTGCGGCACCCAGCGAGGCATTTATCGCGGCGAAAACCAGTCGGAAGGAAAGTCCAGAGAGTTTGCAGGGTGTCCACTCGGATCATGTGCTGTTGTGTGCCGACGAGGCGTCTGGGATACCGGAGGAGGTGTTTTCGGCTTCTGCGGGGTCGATGTCGGGCGATCATGCACACACGATTTTGTTGGGCAACCCTACGCGGGGATCTGGGTTTTTCTATGACACGCACCATCGTTTAAAAAAGAACTGGTGGACGCGCACGGTGAGTTGTTTGGACAGTCCACGGGTGTCGAAAGAGTATGTCCAGGAGATGCGCGAGCGTTATGGCGAGGGGACGAATGCCTGGAGAACGCGTGTCACGGGCGAATTTCCCATTGCTGACGATGACACGGTTATTCCTCTGCACTTGATTGAGAGTGCGATGCACAGGGACATTGAGGCGGCTGAGGGTGTAACGCCGGTTTGGTCGTTGGATGTTGCGCGCATGGGGGATGATGCGAGTGTGTTGTGCAAGCGTGTGGGTCGTGTGGTGACGGACATGCGTGTGTGGAAGAAGTTGGACTTGATGCAGCTGTGTGGGTCTGTGATGGCTGAGTACGAGGCGTTGCCGCCCTCTGCGCAGCCTGGGCAGATTTTTGTGGATAGTTCTGGATTGGGTGCTGGAGTGGCTGACAGGCTCACTGAGTTGGGGTTGCCGGTTCAGGGCGTGAATGTATCGGAAAGTCCTTCTATGGGTACTCAGTATTTAAATTTGAGGGCAGAATTGTGGTTCCGTCTGAAGGCGTGGCTGGAGGCGCGGGATTGTCGCTTGCCGCGCAATGAGGATCTGCTCTCAGAACTTTCTGCCCCTAAGTATAGTTTCACGTCTTCGGGTAAGATAAAGATTGAAAGTAAGAGCGATATGAAGTCGCGGGGGTTGAAGTCGCCCGACATGGCTGACGCGCTCTGCTTGAGCTTGTCGGGTGATGCGGCGATTGCGCTGCACGGATCGGCTGGTGCGATGCGGTGGAACAAGCCGATACGGCGTAACTTGAGAGGTGTAGCGTGATGTACGGGAAGAAGAAGGGTACGAAGAAGAAGCCCAAGGGCAAGAAGGGCGGGATGTTTCAGTGATTTTCGGGGCTATCTTCCTGATTTGCAGTCCGGTGAACTGCATGACGGTGGGTAGTCCGGTTTTTCCTTCAAGAGAGGTTTGTGAGAAAGCGGTATCTGAGGTCGGCGCGCAAGTCGTTGCGAGGGCGTATGCTGGGTATTCGATCATGGACTGGAAGTGTGTGAGTTTGATGGATGAAAAAGTTTAAGCGCTGCGATCACAGAGAGTGCAATGACGGGTACGTGTATTTCAAGGAATTGCATGGTGGCTTGTCGTTTAACGCTGTGAAGCCTTGTCCGAAGTGTCGTGGCGAGATGATTGTGAGCGATGATCGGGTGGAAGTGTTAGATGGCGTATAAATCGATTAGCGACATGTTTGACGGCGGCGGGTCTGGTAAGTCGGGCGTGGATTTCGAGGGTGGAATACTTGGTGCGTTGGGTAATGCGCTGGGTGGTCCGAAGATTTTTGGCAATGCGTTTATGGATGAGGGAGAGGCACCAGGTGATCGGACTAGAGTTAAGCATTTTGAGCCAGTCTCTTATTTTGATGATTTATTCGATGGGGGCGGTATTGGATATTCTGGAGATTATTTTGACGGCACCATTTATTCGAGTTTAGCCAATATGTTTGGCATTGATCCGCTGGGATCTGAGCGTGGCCAGAGCGGCATGTTTGATCCGGCGATGATGTTTGCTCAGTTTTATGGCGGGATGCGTTAAGAATGAACGTCTTAGATATGCCGCGTCGAGATTTTCGTCTGTATTTAGACGAATTGCGCACGATGGGCGCAGATGACGCGCGCATAAATGACTTGCGCGAGCAGTATCGTCAGAAAAACTCTTTTTCTGGTATTTTGCAAAGTTTATTCCAGCCTGACGAGGGAACACGCCGCACAAACATTTTGCCTTACAGTGTACCGGAAGGCATGTCTTTGTTTGAGGCTCAGCGCGCTGGAGAAACGCCATTGTTGCCAAACGCTGTACCTCAAGGCGTTTTAGATACAATTGCCGGTGGAATTAAAGCGCTAGAAAATCCAGGTTTTGCATTAACTGGATTGTTGAATGCAGATGAAATGGAGCGTGCGGCAACTGAGACAGCGACAACGCTGCTTTCTGGTGCGCTTGCGGCAAGAGGCACTGGTGCTTTCAAGCGAAGTCCAAACACGTTAGGTATTTTTGCAGGGCCGAAAGCTAATTTATCTGATGCGCAAGCTGAAAAGGCGCTTAAAGCCGAAATAATGATGGAAGACGGTATAAGGGAAAATCAAATTTTTGATGAAACCCAGCGGTTTATTGGCGGTGACAATATTTTACGTTTTGAAATACCAGACGATACTTCAAAAATAAAAAGCACTGACATTGGTGATTATCAACTGACGGATGTTATTGAGCATCCAGAATTATTTGAAGCATATCCATTTTTGGAGAATATGCCGGTACAAATTTCTGACGATTTAAATGCCCGTGGTGCATATAGGCCATCTGAGAAAAACATAAGGATTTTAGCAAATCGTCCAGCAGATGAAATGAAATCTACTTTGCTGCATGAAATTCAACATGCTGTCCAAGACCATGAAGGCTTTTTAGGCCAAGGAAGCACACCAAGCCCTATTTTTCTCGGTGGTGATGGTTTATCGCAAGTGCAAGCGCTCCGTTATGCTGAAGAGCTAAAAAAAGGGCCGCAATATCAACAAAACTATTCAAAAGCGCGCCAGTACAAAGAGAAGTCTAAAGAGCTAGGGCCGCTTTATGCTGCAAATTATTTAGACAGTTTAGATAGAATTATTGAGCGCGCTCAAGCTGGTGGTGATAAACCGCGCGATCTACCGCGTTTAAGTGACTGGTATAAGTACAGTGACAGAATACGCAATCAGCTGGGTGTAATGCCAAATAAAAAGAGTTCAGAGCGTAGTAATTGGGTTGCTAATGCTGCAAGGCTAATGAAGCAGTATTATTTAGATGATTTGCAGCCGTATGAAAGGCTATCTGTTGAAGATGTGTTTTCTCAGTTTCCTAGTGCAAAAGATCGAAAAAATGCCGTTAAACGCAATGAAAGGCAGCGCGACAAGTTTCGTCAAAATGCTGGTATTTTAGAAGCTGTGTCAAAGCGTATAGAAAGCGCAAGAAACGTCTCTGACGATCCAATCGAAGCTTATTATCGCAACGCCGGAGAGGTAGAGGCGCGGAATGTGCAAAAGCGCGCTTCTGGTGAATATGCAAATCAGCCACCACGTTTAACGCAAGATTATTCGTATGATGAACAAATATTCGATGCATTTTCTGGAACAAGTAATCAAGAATTGCCAATCAGAAGCATTTATTATGATTTGGGTGGCAGATAATGGACATCCTAAACCAAATAATGACTTGGGTCGTAGCCCCCGTAGCCGGTTACGCCTACATGCTGCACAGACGTGTTGACGAAAATGCAACTCGGCTCGCAGTACAAAGCGCAGAAATAGCCAATCTGCGCGAGCTACATGGACGGGAAGTAAAGGACATTAAGGTGCAGATGGAACGCATCTTTGAGAAATTGGACAGCATCGAGCAAGCGCTCCGGAAGTAATGTCCAAAGCCAATTTTTGGCGCGATCACGACTTGAATGAATTAAGCCAGGGCCGCGCCGCTGAGCATTTTGTTGCGTATATTTTGGAGAGCAATGGGCTGAAGACGTCATTTGCTTTGCAATCGGGTTTTGACTTAATTGCGTTTAGCGGGGAAAGCACTTTTAAGGTCCAGGTTAAATCGACCAGGATGCCGCAAGCTGATCGGCAAAACCGCGCGGCATTTCGGATAGGCAAGCACGATCATCTGAGCGATGTCTTTGGTTTCGTTTATTTACCGCGCCAAACAGTGATTTTCGAAAAAACAAGTGAGATAAAACACTTACAAAAGTGGAACCGGCCTCTGACTTTGTTCACAGAGGAAAACATGATGTCCACTTTGATGGAGTGTTTTAATGGCGCACACGGTTCTGGATGATTGGAAAATCGTTCCCCGCATAATGATGTTGGCCATCACAATAATGTGCTTTCAAGTCACCAGCTGGGCGATGAGCCTAGAGGAAATGTCAATTGAGCAATCAGGTTTCTGCTCAATCATATTTGGCTGTTTTTCGGCATGCTTCGCTGTGTGGCTTGGCAAGGAAGGGTCGAGCAAATGATTGGTCAAATTATTTCCGCTGTTGGCGGTCTGGCGACAAGTTGGATTGACGGCAAGACCGCTATTCAAAAAGCGGAAGCGCAGATCCGAATGAAGCAAGCCACTGGGGAAATCGATTGGGACTTAGAGGCAATTCGTTCCGCGCAACACAGCTGGAAAGACGAGTGGCTAACCGTACTGTTTTCCGTACCATTGATATTAAGTTTTTGCGGCGAGTGGGGCCGCGAGCGAGTGGCAGAAGGCTTTGCCGCTCTTAACGCCATGCCTGACTGGTATCAGGTGAGTTTGGGGGCAATCGTTGCCGCAAGCTTTGGCATTAGATCCGTAAGCAAATTCTTTGGAAAGAAAAAATGAGTTTTAAATTCAGCAAGCGCAGCCTGGACCGGTTGAAGGGTGTTCACCCAAAACTGGTTGAGGTTTGCAAAATGGCGATCAAGACCAGTGACGTTGATTTCGGCGTGACGTGCGGCCTCAGAGACATGGAAACGCAGAAGAAGCTGAAGGCAGCTGGCCGGAGCCAGACGCTAAAATCAAAGCACCTCAAGCAAGAGGATGGCTATTCACACGCTGTCGATTTAGTTTGTTATGTGGATAATGAGGTGTGCTGGGAAAATGCGGTTTATGAGAAGCTTGGCAATCACATTCTGAAGGCAGCAAAGCACGTTGATATTCCTCTGCGCTGGGGTGGCGGCTGGCACCTCTGGGATGCGCGCCAACGCAATAACTGCGAGGAAATCTTTATGGAATATGTGCGCGTGAGAACCCAGGCGGGGCGCAAGCCCTTCTGTGATATGCCACATTGGGAAGTAGGGCGCGAGGACGATTAGCGCAAAAAAATCGCCATCCAGAGTATTTTTTTTCGCCAGGTGTTATCGCTTGAAAAAATCTGGAGTTGCGCGTGGCCGAATTAGAGGAAATGACCGACGATGAGTTACAGGCCATCGTCAGTACCGCTGTTAAAGACGCGGTTGAGTTTATTGACGCTGAGATCACGCCGCGCCGTGTTCTGAGCCAAGAGATGTTCGACGGCCAGACGCGCATTGGCGCAGAGGATGGCCGGTCATCTGTCGTGCGGTCTGTCATTCGTGATACGGTGCGCGCGGTGAAGCCAAGCCTCATGCGGATCTTCGCCAGTAACGACAAGGTCGTGCAGTTTGAGCCGGTCGGGCCAGAGGATGTTCAGACCGCTGATATGGCCACCCAGGCGATTAATCATATTTTTGAACAAAACGGTGCATACCGGCTGCTTGATGATGCGTTCCACGATGCTCTGGTTAAGAAGTGCGGGATCTTAAAAGCTTACTACGAGGACAACGATGAGCAAACTATTCACGACTATACGGGGCTGGATCAGCAAGCTTTTGACTTCCTTGAAAGCCAGCCTGACGTCGATGTTCTCTCGACTGTCATTGAAGCGAAGGTTGAAATCGGTCCAGACGGCGTTGAAGCGGAAGTGCCTGTTATTGATGCGCGCATTGCGCGCCGTAAAAGAACGGGTCAGATTAAAGTCGTAAGCGTTCCAAGTGAAGAATTTTTCATCAATCGTGACGCGCGCAGCATTGATGATTTTTATGTGTGCGGCCACCGGACTGAAATGCGTGTCGGTGATCTGGTTGCGATGGGCTATGACTTTGATGAAGTTAGCGACCTGACCGGCCTGTCAGACGCAACTGATACCCGCGATCTGGAGAAATCTGCGCGGCGCGGCTTTTATACCAATGACGATGATGACGATCCTGGTCGTGACCCGACGATGCGCCTGGTTGCTGTTACCGAGGCGTTTATGCGCGTTGATCCATTTGGAACCGGCATCCCATCGCTCTATCGTTTTGTGTTGGGTGGCGGGACGTACAAGATGCTTAGCGCAGAGCCGTGTGATCGTGTGCCATTTGCGATTTTTGAAATTCAGCCAGAGCCGCACACGTTTTGGGGTACATCAATTTCTGACTTGTTGATGGACGATCAGGACGCGGCGACATCGATCTTGCGTGGAATTTTGGACAACGTGGCGATGACAAATACGCCGCGCCTGGCGATCACAAATGACGTAAATGTTGACGATGTTTTAAACAACGAGATAGGCGCTGTAGTGCGCCAGAGAGTGCCTAATAGCGTGCAGACATTGACTGTGCCATTTGCGGCTGGTCAGACACTCTCAGCCCTTCAGTATGTCGATCAGATGGTGGAGACAAAGACTGGCGTGAAGTCGGACAGTCAGCTGCATCAGGACGCGCTCCAATCGACCACTGCTCTAGCGGTACAGGCACAAATGCAAAGCGCGGCTGCTCAAATTGAAATTATGGCGCGCAATCTGGCAGAGGGTGGCATGAAGCAGCTGTTTAAGCTGTTATTACATTTGTTCATACACCACACAGACGGCGAGAAGATGATGCGCTTGAACAATGCCTTTCAGCGCATCGATCCGCGCTCCTGGCAAGCTGACATGGACTTGACCGTTAATGTCGGCCTGGGAACTGGACGCGAGGATGAGCGCCGTGCAGCGTTGATGCAAGCGCTTCAGATGCAGCAACAAATCTTGCAGACTATGGGGCCACAAAACCCGCTAGTTTCGTTGACCCAATTCCGCAACACGCTGTCTGATCTCTTAGGGTCAGCTGGCATTAAAAACAGCGACAGATACTTCCAGCCAATCAATCCGCAAATCGAGCAGCAAATAGCTCAACAGCAAGCGCAAGCTGCCCAGGCGCAGCAAGCGATGATGCAGCAACAAGATCCAACGCAGGGTTTGATGCAGATTGAGCAGATGAAGCAGCAAGGCAAGCTGCAAGGTGACATGATGAAGCTTCAGCTGGACGCGCAGAAATTCCAAGCTGAGCAACAAATGAAAGAGCGCCAGATGGCATTCCAAGATGACCTGGCGCGCGACAAGATGGTTCAAGATCTGGCGGTTAAGGTCGCCATGATCTTGGGGCAGTATGGCACGGCGGTCGATACTGCGATGATTAAGAACGAGCAAAGCGCGGCGCGGGAATATGATGGATTTAGCAACTAAGGCAGCGCGTGTTCGCAGCTTTCTACAGGATGATGTTTTTAAAGATCTGGTTCAAAAGCAGAAGCAAGATCAGATCGATATATTTCTCGACCCAGGATCTACCCTGGAAGAGATAGACGAGGCGCGGCGTCACGTCCGCGCAATTGAGGGTTTGCTTGGTCAAATGAGGGATGTTTTGACTGAAGCCAAAATCCACGAAAGCAAGACTAAAAAACGAGGCTAGCACCGTGGCAGACACGACTAGTGAATTAAATGTCGCTGACCCAAGATCGGTGGCACAACATTTGATAATACAAAGTGAACCACAAGAGGAAGCACCTCAAGAAGAGCCTTCAGATGAACTTGTGGAAGAGGTGGAAGCGGAAGCGGAAGCCGACATTGAGGATGAGGAATACGCAGACGAAGAAGCGACACTTCCAGACGGCCCTGAAGAGGCTCTTTTTAAAGTCAAGATTGACGGCGAGGAGCGACTGGTACCCGAAGAGGAACTGAAACGCGGATACTCTGGTCAGAAGTACATCCAACAAAAAATGCGCGAAGTGGCAGAGGCTCGAAAGCAAGTCGATGCTCAAATGGCACGAGCGCAACAAATGGAGGCGCAGTATGCGGAAGCTATAAGGGCTTACGCGGAGCGACTGCAAACGACAGATCCAACGCCGCCACCTCGGTCAATGCGGGACACAGACCCGATTGGTTATTTGGAGGCGATGGAAGACTACAGGCAAGAAGTCGATGCGCGACAAAGACTGCAACGTGAGCAGCAACTTTTAGCGCAGCGAGAAGCGCAGACCCAGGCGCAGCAAAGGGCAGAATATGTGAAGGCACAGACGCAAGTTGTGTTGGAGCAGATCCCTGAGTTGCGAGATGCCGAAACGGCACCGAAAGCTATCGAAGCAATGATGGCTGAAGGCCGCAGACGGGGTTTTACGGATGCTGAACTGAAGGGGGAGAGTGATCCTCGTTTTGTCATGGCACTCCATGAATTGGCCAAAATGCGCGCCCAGGGCAACTTGGGAACCAATCGCGAAGTCAAGCGCGGAGCGATTAAGCCTGGAGCGAAAAAGTCGATTGTCAGTACGTCCAAGAAGCGAGCGGATGCGGCGCGTCAGAAATCAAGAACGACCGGCAAAACAGAAGACATTGCCGCGTTTCTACTGACCAAAGGATAAGGAAATGGCAGTCAATTCAAATACCGTCGAAACCTTCGACGTCACCGTCCTCAGAGAGGATCTCCAAGAAGCGCTAGAAATGGTGTCTCCAACAGACGCCCCATTTATGAGTGCAATCGGTAAGCGCTCCGTAACCAATACACTGTTTGAGTGGCCAGAGATTTCTCTCGCGGCTGTCAATAGCTCAAACCGCGTGGCTGAAGGCGAAGCAGCGCCTGGCAACGATGCAGCAACTCTACCTATACGTGTACAAAACTACACGCAGATCTCTGACAAAGTTGTTGAAATTTCAGATACAGCTGAAGCGGTCAATGGTACGTCTGACGTGCAGACAATGGCAGAACAGGTTGCGTTGAAGTTGAAAGAACTGAAGCGCGACATGGAAACCATGTTGACGGCAAACGTAGCGGCCAGCGCGGGGTCATCTGGCTCAGCGCGCACGACAGCTGGCTTGGGTGCTTGGATCAAGACCAACCAAAGCGTAGGCACTGGCGGTGCTGCTCCGACAACATCAGGCACCGGCAATGCTGGCTACCCTGACGCGGCGCGTACTGACGGTACTCTCCGTACTATCACTGAGGCGATGATGAACGATGTTGTCAAGCAGTGCTGGGACGAGGGTGCAGAGCCAACTCTTATGATGGTTGGATCAGCGGTTAAGCAGAAGGTATCTTCTACCTTTACTGGTAATAGCACTCGCTACAAGCAAGCTGATGATGCGCGTCTGCAAGGTGCGATTGACATTATCAACACCGATTTTGGTGAGATCAGCCTGGTGCCAAACCGCTTTAGCCGCGCCCGTGATGCCTGGATTTTGGACCCGAATTACGCACAAATTGCGTATTTACAGGAAACCAAACAGCAAGACATCGCGCGCACCGGCCACGCTCAGCGCAAGTTGATCAGCTGCGAATACGGGCTGCAAGTGACAGAAAAAGGTCACGGCCTCATCGCAGACGTCCAAGGCTAAATAACGGGCGCCCAGGGCAACTTGGGCGCTCCATTCACTGAGGTTTCAAATGTTCGTAAAAGAAGAAGACGGTAAAGTTTACATCAAGACCACTGAAAACGTGGCCCCTATCTTTGATGCAGTCAAAGATCAGCGGGATATGTATGCTGAGTTGCCGCGCTTTACCCAGAATAACCGATATGTCGGAACAATACCTGGCACTTTAGCTGCGCAGTGGGCGATGGAATGCAAAAGCGCACCAGGCACATCTGAATTTCTTGAATACGTGAAAAAGAAACTTCTCTCCGGCGACTACTCAAAGCTTATCGTACAAGGATACTAAGATGGCTCTTACCAATTATTCGGAATTGCAGACTGCAATTGGCGATTGGCTCAACAGGGCCGATCTTGATCAAAAAATACCTGACTTTATTGCGCTGGCAGAAAGCACGTTAAATGACGTTCTGCGATCAGCTGACATGGTGACAAGCACCACAGCCTCTATATCAAGTGGACGCGCTACACTTCCAGCTGATGCGCTTGAAATTGTGTATGTTCAAGTGGCAGACACAGAGGATGAGCCTCTTGAGCAAATTGCGCCTCAGCAATTGACCATGCTGCGCCGCACACGCACCAGGGACGCTGGAAACCCCAGGTTCTACGCTATTATCGGGCGGCAACTTGTCGTGACCCCAACGCCCTCTGGCGCGCTCAGCTTGGATCTTGATTACTATCAGCGCATACCGGCACTGACCTCGTCAAACACAACCAACTGGCTTTTGACTGATGCGCCACATGTGTATCTTTACACGTCTTTGCTACACGCAACTCCGTTCCTCATGGATGACGCGCGCTATCAAGTGTTCAACAACACGGTCAGCCAGCAAGTGATGGCAGCGGTAAAATCACAGCAAACGCTCAGCTTTGACGACATCAAGACGGCTGGCTTCTCGCTCAGCGCTCCAACTGACCTGGCGGCACAGGCGCAGTCGGCACTGGGTGCGGTGAGCAACGCTGCCAACAACGCATAAGGGGCGATAGATGCCTTCGACATACCAAGAGTTAAAAGATCAGATCATAAATTTTGTGAACAAGCCTGACATCGATCAGACCGTTGACACGTTTATCGATCTTACTGAGGCAGAAATGTCGAGGCGTCTAAGACACTGGCGCATGGAGCGGCGCTCAACTGCGATATTAAGTTCGCAGTATGTGCCGCTTCCATCTGACTTTATTGAGCCTGTTCGGCTTTCAATTACGTCTGGTGATACATATGTGCTTGAGGCAGAGAGCCAGGCGCAGCTGATTGACCGGCGCGCTAAGGCGGGAAATACAACCGGCTTGCCGCGGTACTACGCCATCATCGATGGGACAATTGAAGTTTTTCCAACGCCAGATAGCGATTACACCCTCGAAATGGTCTATGTGTCCAAGGTACAGGCACTGACATCGTCCAACACCACAAACTGGGTGTTGGATTATTTTCCAGACGCATATCTCTATGGGTCTTTGATGCACACAGCGCCGTTTTTGGAAGAAGATCAGCGTTTAACTGTTTGGAGCAGTCTTTTTGAAAAAGCAGTCGAAAGCATCAACCAGGAAAACGCAAACGCAAAATTCGGCGGCGCGGGACTGCGCGTCAAAATAAGGAGTTACTAAAACATGGCAACACTCAATGACAGAGTATATGACGAGGGTCTTTCTACCCTTGTGAGCGAGGCCGATAGGGTTGATATTTGTGGAACGGAGCCTACAACTTATACTGAGGCAACCTCAACATACACTTTAGGTAATAGCACAAGTGTTACGCTCACTGGTCCAGCGGCGGGGGATACATCTGGTCGTAAAGTCACGATCCCTGCAATTTCTGGTGCGTCTGTAACAGGCTCTGGCACAGCGGCATACTTTGCACTGACGGATACAACCGCAAGCCGTCTTCTGGCGACTGGTTCTTTGTCAGGCGGTGGTCAGTCTGTTACATCTGGAAACACTTTCAGCCTTACAGCCGTGGACATCGAAATCCCAGATCCATCATAAGGGGTTTTAAATGCCTCAGTTTGCTGACCGCGTCAAAACGACCTCGACTTCGACGGGGTCGAGCGCGATTACTTTGTCATCGTCCGGTGCGACCGGATACCAGGCGTTTCCATCCAGTTTGGATGGAGAAACGGTCGGCTACGTAATTGAGGCGAGTGGCGGTACCGACTGGGAGATCGGCACCGGAGTTTACACTCACTCTACGTTGGGCCTCAGTCGAACTTTACGATCTTCTTCCACTGGGTCATTGTTGAATTTGGGTTCCGGTACGCACACCGTTTTTTTAACACCGGCTGCGCAAGACATCCAAATCGTCGAGGCATTTTCTAGCACGTCTGACTTGCCGAGCGCATCTGACAACCACGGGCGCATCTACCATGTGCATGGCGAGGGGGCCATGTATTTTGCTCATTCGGGTAGCTGGGTGAAGCTGGCAAATTACAGCGACATCACGACTTATACTCACCCCAACCACAGCGGTGAAGTAACCTCGACAGGCGATGGCGCAACTGTAATCGCAGACAATGTTGTAGACGAAGCGAACCTTAAAGTAAGCAACAGCCCTACAGACGGCTATGTTCTTACTGCTCGCTCTGGGAATACTGGTGGCATGACGTGGGAAGCAGCCTCTGGCGGCGGGGGGTCAGCGGCTTCTGCGCTGACGGAGACAGAATTTACGGCTACCTCTGGGCAGACTGTTTTTACTGTTTCAGGCGGGATTACAAATGCCGATAATGTGGCTGTTTTTTTAAACGGCTCAAGGCTTGGCTCAGCGGATGTTACCGTTTCAGACAGCGCCAACACAGCAACCCTAGCGTCTGGTGCCACTGTTGGGGATTTGGTTACGGTTGCGGAGTATGGTTCCAGTGGTGGGGTAACAACAGGCAAAGCCATAGCAATGGCAATCGTATTCGGAGGCTAACATGGCTGCACCAAACATAGTTAACGTAGCAACAATCACTGGGAAAACAGCCGTTCAAGCTGTTGGAACAAGCGCCACGGCAATCGTCACAAACTCAGCCAGTTCGGGTAAAGTCTTTAAGGTTAATGCGCTACTTGTTTCAAATATAGATGGAGTGAATGACGCTGATATTACAGTCGATTTATATAGATCAAGCACGGCCTATCACCTTGCAAAAACTGTAACTGTTCCA